TCCGTATTGTCATACGCCGGATAGGTTACCGCTGAAACTTCAATGACCTTTGCAATTGATTCAATTGTACGCATAGGCGTCTCAGTGTCCAGACCCTCCCACGTTTCTGCTCCAACAATAAACGCAAAACTCATACCACTTATGTCCATCCTGTTGATTGATGATATCAATGACTTAGCATCTAAATTATTATCGACATCTAACACCGCTGTCATAAATAAACCGTCGGCATCAGGTGTTACATTCATTGTTGAATTAGGAAAGCTCTTCCTACATCTTGCCATCGGCAGATTATCAATTTCATGATTTAAATAAAACGCTACATCCGATAAATCGGTGCGGTCAAATGCACCGGATTGAATAACTTCATCAAACATACCGCCGATATTTATTACCTGATTATACACTGCCGCGTGGCCTTCTACCGTATTCCCTTTTGTTTCTGAAAGTGGTGTCATATCAGAAAAGTCAAATTTTCTTTTTATATATTTTCCGTCCAGCATTTGTTATCCTCCATTATTATTTGGTGTAGTATTAATTGGATTAACTGCTTTTGATAATTGATAGCTATCAATTAAATTAGTGTTAACAAAATTAAGACTTTGAAGCCTGCGATCCCCTTCCAAAAACGGGGGAACCCCAAACATTTCATTAATCTGATTTAATGTCATGTTTCCTGTTTCTTTTGCTAAATTAGCCATGTTTATTTTATCGATATTACTCATATAATTAATTTTGTTATAATAACATTTAATTCTATGCCCAACATCCTGCTCTCGGTTAGAGAATAAACACGCTGTCATTCCCTGCTCTAATTGATTGATTATATCCTCTAAGCACGTTTGGAAAAAAGCTTCGTTTTGGTCTGCTGTATAATCACCGCTTAGAATTGATTCGGATATTCCATACCTCTCCTGTATTACAGATTTTAGAAATTTCATTGCCGCGTGCGGGATTTCGGGGGCATTAATCGTGACCGGAATAAATTCCCCGCCTAGATCTGTTGCAATTATTCCGCTTTTGCTAGTAGTGATATGATTTTCAAAATCGTCTCTAATACTTCCTAATTTTTTAGCATCTGCCAATGTTTTAGCGTGATATACTCCTTTTATTTGTAAGGATGCTTCAATACTTTTTGGCAGCCCTTGAATCGTTTTGTCTAATGCGTCAATTGTTCGGATCACATCATAATCATTGACGTTACCCAAATCATCGCCACCGCCGACAATAGTATTCACACCCCTCCGCCACCGCACATGAATAATATCCTCATAAGGCAATGTGTAACTTGTTCCATCTAAAAACGCCAATTTTATTTCCCACACCTGACCATCATTTACACCGATATAAACGGACGTCGGACTCAACGGGTATAACGCTGTATACCGCTTAAATTGATTCCCGTTTGGCAATGAAATAATTTCATACTGAGGATAGATAAACGCGTTACAGTTTTTTCTTCGTAGCCATTCTACGTTTGCCAAAAAGTCACTTGTTGTCTGTAATGGATTCGGCTTAAATCTAAACAATCTTGTAATATCATCGTTTTGTACCTGTAACGATCCGTTATTTTCTACAATGCTTTTTATTTCGATCTTGCTGATTTCGCTAGCTATTCTGTCAATTGCATTATTTACAAAATCCGATAGATAAATGTTTTTTCCAAAGCTGCTAAAAATTGGGGTGCTGTTCTCCATCCACGCTTGATAAGTTGTTTGCCCATCAGTTTTAAAAACACCTTTTAAATATTGTAATAATCCCATTTAATACCTCCTTTCTATTCGATAATGTTCATAAATTCCGACCTATACCATTCTAAAATACAATAAGCATCAACCATACCGGCCAACCCATCAATCCTGCCCGTTGATTTTGTTTTACAAGGCATTATTCTACCTAGCGTGTCAATTTTCATACCAGTGTTGCACATACAACTAAAATCAGCCCCTGAATTATTATAGTTCACAAGCTTATCTCTCAAATCCGCTTCCAATGTTCTCATTGGGTTGTCTAAAACTTTAAAATCCTGCGGGACGTTAACGGCTATCTTTTCACCAAATATCTCATCATAACGGTTATAAAAATCTTTTGCAAATCGGTTATCACATCCGCTTTTGAACGGCTTCATATCGTATTCATTTAACAATTCAAAATGCCAATCTGCTACCATCGAGCTCTCTACAGAATTGCCGGGAACAATTGTTAGCCATCCTTTTTTTTCCCAATCCAAATAGTCAACGTCATCCGGTGAATCTTTTAGTTTGCTTGCCGGGATCCAATAATGAGAATAGAAATACTTAGTTCGGTCGTTTGGTTTCATCAACAAAATTTGAGAGGCGCAGAGGTCTGTCGTTTCCGCAAAGTCATTCCCTGATATATAAAAACTCCCTATAAAATCATTTATGTCAAATGTTGATGTATTAATTATTTCGTTTTGCTGCATCCAAGCAGCCCCTCCGCTTTGTTTAAAATTAAAATCCTTGCTCAAAACCGCCGCTCTTGTAGCACTGTTGGTTTTGGCTTCTTCTAACAATTTTCTGATTGCTGAATATTTTTTAATAACACCTAGCCCGGGGTTGCTTTTAACCCATGATTTTTCGTCTACCCATATTTCAGATTCTTTGTCCTGAGTATACAACCATATGTTCCAGCGTGGCCGGTCAAGTTCACCTTTTAACACTTGTCTCGCTTCTATTAGTCTCTTGTCTAAATATCCATCAGAAATATAACCTTCTGTCGTCAGTTCGAAATAAAGTGGATCATCCTGTGTTGATAATGCTTGACGGATTGGCATTACCGCAACATCCGTTTTCATCTCATGAATTTCGTCGCACATTCCAACTTTTATATTTTTACCTTCTTTGGCTCCGGTCTTTGCTGATATCTTTAATATATTCCCTTTGTTTGAATAGCTAAATTTACCTTTATTTTTTATCTTTCTAGGGTTCCCGAAAAATATGCCTTTAATGTTTTTACGCGTAACTTTTTCTAACGTTGGGCTCTGGTCTCGCATTGCGTCTATTGCTTGAAATGCAAGATCAGCCTGCGCGTAATCATTACTTGTGCATAGTATCTTTGATCCTTTTTCACCACAAAAAAATTCAGCTAAACAAACCGCAGAAATTAATGGAGTCTTCCCATTTTTACGGCTAACTAAAAAAAGTATATCTTGATATAGTCTTACACTTTTAGATATTTCATCATCATAAATATAAAAAATATAAATTGATTCGATAAAAGCTTTTTGAAATAACATCAAAGTAAAAGGTTTCCCAGCAAAAGGAGCCTCTGAATGCTTGCACTCATTTTCAATAAATTTAATACGTTTATGGGCTTCGGTGAAATCTATCGTTATATCTGGGTTGTTAAAGTTTCCTAAAAATATATCCAAACTAGCCATAAGCTCATGGCCTATCTTTATTTCACCACTTTTACATTTTGTAATGTATTGGATCAGAAAAGAGTCTGGGTATTTTTTATCCATATCTATACCTGCGCATGACTTCACGTTTTACATCATAAATGTTACTAGGGATTAATTCTTCAATCAGTATCTCGTAACCATTTCGCAACTCAAGCAATAAAATGATGTCGGATAAATCTAAATTTATTTTTAATATTTGATCAGGTGTTATTGCTCCTAAAGTTGTTATAATATCATTCACTAATGTAGTCCTATCCATTTATTCCCTCTCATTCGTATTCACCTAGTCCATCATCTTTCTCTTCGCTATCAACTGCAAGATACTTCATTAACTTATCAGTAATACTTGTTAGCGTAGCCGAATGTTTTGTGATTTCGCCCGAGACTGGTAATATTTGTTGAATTTCTGGATTGTTAGGATGGACTTTTACTAACCCTGTTATCAATGCTTGATTGTTTAGGCGCCTTAAATATATACGCTCATACGCCGCTTGCTCAATTAGTGCTTCCATCGCATTTAATTTATTATTGTCCGACCCTGCAAATTGTTCTTTCAGCCGGTTAATTTCATTTGTTAACTCGATTTGTTTCACGGTTTCACCAACTTTCAAAATTTGTCAGAAGTTTTTGAGCAAAAAGTCAAATTTTAGGCGTGTATGCAAATGCTGAACCCTATCCACATGCCTAATCAATCCCTAAGATGCATCAGGTGGGGGGTATATTATATCAATTGCCTTTTAACCATGCCTATAAAATTGTTATTATAAATACAAATGTATATTTCTATAAGTTAGTTTCCAAACCATGGTTGGAGTACTTTTCCCACCACCCTTCAATATAATCATTCCAAACAGCTGGCTTCCCACTGCTGGCACATCGTTCAATGCATTCTTCTTTCGTGCTTTCACAGTAGATCAAGACACCGTTCAGGTCTTCGGCAAGTCTGTCGCGTTCGTATTTATCTGGGTACCCCCCTATGATATAGGCGTCCACCCATTTACCGTACCGGGTCTTTATCTGGTCCATCAGACAAGCCTTCAAGCCGAACACGTTGTACTTGATGCTATTAACCTTATCATTACAGTATGTTACTGCTTCCCATAACTTGTCAATGTCCATGACGATGTCACCCGGTTGCATTAACTCCCTGACCAATTCACTTTTGCCAGAGAACGGGCTACCATAAACAATATATACATTCTGTTTATTCCCGAATCTTCTGTGCTCTTTGTTGTGACATTTAAAACATATGATTTCAATATTATCAGGGTTAAGAGCTATGCTTGAATCTCCCACAGTTAATTCAGTGAGGTGCTTCTTGTGATGCCCTATGAGTCTACTAAAATGTAACGGTCTATAACCACACCGCTCACATCTTCCGCCACGTTCCACTTTCAACAGGTATGTCAACTCTCTCCATGCCTTAGACGAATAGAATGATTTCAAATTAACCATTACCAGTACTTCTTGCTATCGATATCTTTATCGTGTTCAAACTTATCTTCTAACAGCTTTTGCTTTTCTTTATTAATTTTATTTAATCCAAATATTTCCGCAAGTTTATAAAGTGCCGTATCTCTTGCGTATGTTTTGAACTTAAAAGTTCCGTTTGATAAACTAACCTCAGATATATTTTTAGTATTAATCCCTTTACTATCATTGAGGTTTATAACGGTTTTATATTCAAGTACTGGGTTACCGTCATCATCCTCGCCAACTATTTGCTTAACCGTTTTAAATTCAAGGTAATTACCAATATCATCTTTTGCAATATCAGATATACCCTTGATTATTTCTTCGGCTGTTATGATTGCTTTTTCTTCAGTGCGTTTTATTAGCTTTGCCATTAAATCGTCATATCTGGCTTTTACCTTTTCATTTTTAAATAATCTTGACGCATTTGAATCAACATTGTTGTTATTATTTTTTATAACGTCATAAGCAGATTTGTAAGCATCTCGTTGACTACTCCCCTTGATAAGTTCCTGCACAAATCTCTCCTGCTTAACCGTTAATTTACTCCTCACCTCTTTACCTGCTCACTTATTTTTTTAGTTACATCATAATCAAAACCGGGATGCCCACAAATCATGCACGGTTCTTTAATCCGCTGGTTTATATTTATCCTTTTTATTTTCGTATTCTTCTCGTCTCCATATACGTCAGCACAAAATTTACATAATGTCATAATCAACTACTTTTCCTTTCCACGCAAAAAAGGGACTGCCTAATCCCTTTTTACATTTATTAATTTATTGATTTATTAATTTATGGGTCTTTGACCCAAATACATTATACCACATATTAGTTCGTGTTTTTCGTGCATTTTAAATATTTATTATGTTTATGTCGTGGGTACTGTTCATCATAATGTCCCATTGCTAACGCTATTTTTTGAAAACTATAATTATTGATATATCTGTACGTCATAATCTGCCGTATATCACTATCTACTATATCCCCAATCCATTTTGATAACCGATATTCTTCTTCTATTATTCCCCGTTTTCTAGATTCCAAAAGATTAATAAGATCAACAATACTAGCAACACCATTCCCCACTTTGTCAGATATTCCACCTACAAAAGGTTCATCAGTTATTCCACCGCTCGTTATCTTTTCTACACTTTCCCTCAACCCCATTATTCTGTTTTGAATCTGTACTATTTCCTTTTTCAAATATTGCAATTGTTTGAGTTTGAAAACATCCATATTTATGACTCCATTAATTTATCAATCATATACCGATACGGGCAAACCCCTTGAGGCTCAATAAACTTTGAATCAATATCTAAATTCTGATTGATCTCGAATATCTCACATTTTTGAAAGTCGGTTTGCTTGCAATCTATGCAATAAGCACTTATTAATTTCTCCACCATCGACAAGATTTTATCTTCCGTAATCGCTACCTTTGGGTTATCTATTCTTGCCTTTATTTTTGGTACTAGCGTAATCGTGTAATCCTTAAGTTCTCTGTCAATTCGTTTCGCTGTGTCCGACCCTAACCGCTTTACCATTTCTTTTAGCCCGTTTGTAGCCCGAGTTATTGCGTGTTTGAATTGTGTATTTTCTGTTTTGCTAAAAATGTTTTTATTAACTAAATCCTGTAAAACTGATATTGCCATGTACACATAAGTGACTTGTACCTTTTCTTTAGCGTTTAAATATGTTTTGCTCATTTTTTCAGCCTTTCTTTAGCTTGCAATTGTCCATAGGTTAGCCCTAGATCTATTGCTTTTTGATTATACTCCACTATACTGATTTCCGGTCTATAATATTTTGGTATGTTTAAATCTGGTCTATATTCTATTGGTATGATCAAATCTGGGGTTTTCTTTATGTTGCTATATACTTTTCTACCTTCAACTACGCATTCTATGCAACGCCTACTTTTTTGGTTATATTGTAAAAATAGTTTTCCACATACCGCACATTTTCCATAAGTTACAAATTCTTCAAATTCTTTCCCGAATTTTTGGATTGTAAGTGGTGATATCCAACGCCCATGTTCGGTGTTAAAAATTACGGTGCGTGTAGTTCCTAAAATTCTGCCCGCTGCCCTGGTACTCAAATTATTTTTTTTCCGATATTGAATCATTTTTTCCGCTAATGTCATTTTTTACCTCC